GTCGTCATCGAGTCCGGGTAATTTTTTGAATCCGCGCTTGACCCGCTCGCCGACAGACATATAACTATACACGGCTCGTGCGGCTGCACCGGTTATCCGGTGGCCCTTTCTCATTTGCTCCCAGCCATTGATGGCATCACTCAGTCTCTCGGAAATGGACCTCCGTCCGCGATAGCTGTAAAGGATGCCTCGGCTTTTGAGTTCTTGGGTCACGGGTGCTAGGAAGTAACCGGCTTGCGCCAGCACGAGCCACGATCCCTCGTTAAAATCCAGATAACCTATGTCAGGGACGCGCTCCACGAGCCCCGGGTCCTTACGGGGCAGGTAAGTCTTTGGTACGCGGCGTTTGATTCGTTTGGCTACGCGCTCAGCTAGTGGGTGAACGGTAGCAGGTACGCGGTGCGATTGTTCAAGCACCTCGTAGCCGCCGTTCAGGTTGATGAAGTGTTCTACATCTGCACCGGCCCAGCGGTAGATCGCTTGGTCGTCATCTCCAGCGCAGTAGATGCGCTCGGAGCTCTGCTCAAGTATGTGAGCTACGTCCCACTGCAATGGCGATAAGTCCTGCGCCTCGTCAATAAATGTGATGGCAAGACGAGGGCAGAACTCCGCGCCTTCACGCACAAACACCTCTAACATGTCCGTGAAGTCGTAAAGCTGAAACCGGTTTTTGTATTCGGTCAGGCTGTCGGCAATGTACTTAACCCGGTTCCAATCCATGCCCATGCCGCTGGCATCATACTCTTCACGCAGGGTGACCTTGCGGAGACGAGCTAGGTTGATAAGGCTGATGACCGGGTTGTCATTCTTGGTCAGGTCGAAAGCATCGTCTTCACTCATGCCCTGTCCGCCAGCAGTCAGGTCAAACCCGATAGCGTGGCCCAGCTCTTTATAGTGCTCTGTCTGCATCACCTGTTCTTGGCGGATGCCCGACAGGCGCAGAGCGAAGCTGTGCAATGTGCGGAACCAAGGCAGTTGCGTAGGCTCGAGGTGAAAGCGCGTACAGGCGCGTTCAATCGCTTCGTTAGCGGCTTGACGAGTGAAGGCAAAGTAACCGATATGCGCGGGATCTACGCCGTTACTGAGAGCTTCGTCCACTTTGTTGAGCAGCGCGGTAGTCTTACCGGTGCCGGGCGGACCGTAGATGCGAAATATTTTATTCTTTTCCATCGAGGGCCTCGGGGTTAGCAAGGAAGCGCTGAATGACTTGAGTAACGCCGCCGTAGCTCATGTCCACTTCGTGGGCAATCCATTTGATGCTGCGCTGCTCTTTGCGCCACTGCATGATCTGACGGTACTTGGCATACCGGGCTTCGCGTATGAAATCTCTAGCATCTCGTAACAAGCTGGTTTTGTTTCGCAACCGCTCGGGCATAATGTGGCCCTGTTCCGAGAGCCGCGTTTCAAGTAACGCGATACTGCGTTTGCCAAGGTTAGGTATGTTGTCCAACGCCTTCTGCTCGGCGTGGTTTAGAAACTCCTCAAATGTTAGATCGAACAGGCCCTCGTTTTTGAGGCAATTACGGATACGGCGGGGCAAGACGAGGTGACACATCTTGCTAGGCTTGTCGGGCAAAGCCTCAATCTCCTGCTCCCAGCGGACGCGCTGTGAGACGTTGACCACAATTTGACACACACGCTGGCGTGACAGGCCCACCTCATCCGCGATAGATTGATACGTGCGAAGCTGCACCACGCGCTGCTCGTAAATGTAATCGTTACGGTCTTTCATCAGAAGGGTGCTCCTTCACCACTGCCAAAGGATGGCGTTTTAATGTCTACGTCTGCGTTATCAAAAGCGGGTATTTCCCACACTCGCACGGGCCTACCCTTGATCCTCATCAGGCGGCTCTGTGCCCCCATGTCCCGCAGGCGCTGAGCGATCTTGTGCAGCTTGTACTCAAAGAACTTGTTACGCTTGAGATATGCTTCAAAGTCTTTTATTCGGAACATGGTTTTGTTTGTTTCCTCATCCGTCCATGGGCGTTTGAGTAGTATCTCTTCCTTGTCGTTGGCCTTTTGCATATGAGCACAGAACTCCTCCAGATAATCGTAGAACTGGCCGCTTATGCTGGCGTCTTCGGCGACATCTATGATGGCGCTCTCATTGTCCCGCATCTCGTTCATTAGACCGCCTATGCGTCCCTCCCAGACCTGCTTGCTGACAGACCGAGGCATGAAGTTAAGCTGCTCCATGCAGCATTTCTGAAATGCGGCTTGGCTCATCAGAGCCTCTGTATCCAGCTCGACGGGCTCGCCGTTGACATCCAGAAACCAGACCGGCGGGTTTGAGTTGTACTTGCGAAGGTTCGCGATGGCCGCGCCTTGGATAGCAGCACCGATACCGTGCTTGCGGGTCTGGCACAGGTCCTTGTTACAGTGCGCGTTGATTGGAGAGTCGCTACACCGGTAGGCGTAGTCTTTTTTCTCAAGCTGCTTAGCAACAATGTTGACCTCGCTGAGCGGCAGCGGCGGCTCTAGATACTGCATGTTGTATGTCAATATCTCCGATTCCCAGCTATCCGGGTATGCCTTACGCAGATAGACGCCGATGTTGAACAGCCCGTTGTTGCGGCCACCCTCGGATATCTTGTTCTTGAGCAGGAACTGAAGGCACGGCGGGCCGTCCTTCATGGGTAATACCTCTTCAGGATCGCCCACTTGTAGCGCCGTCAGTTGCTCGGGCGTCTGCTTGTAGTTCTCGTAGAGCTCAAAGAACTCCTCAAGGGTGGCAGAGGTGCCGTCGTCTTTGATGGCGTAGCGCAGCCCGTCCTCGGCGTCGTAGTACGGCAAGTTCAGAAAGTTGCCGACATCGTCGCGGTCAAGGTTGAGCTTGATCTGTTTTGGAAAAATTTCGCTGCCGCCGTAGCCCAGCGCAGCGGAGATTTGTTGCAGCGTGGCCTGCATGTCCTTGGCATCTACCCATTCGGTGGTGAACAGGAAGCAATGCGCCCCGCCGGACTTTGACCGGCAGACGACAAGCGGCAGCTTCAGCTTACGGATTTTCTCGACGAGTACCTTGTGGTCGAGTGGGTATTGGTCAACGTCTACGCAGCCCCAGACACACTTGTTGTCCTCGTTGATAGGGATGATGCCAATGCCCCGTCCCTTACCGGACAGGTGTCCCTCCCACAGGGCCGTGTTCCGCGGTTCGCGGATGATGGCAGCTCTACCAGTGTTCTTACCGTTAGCCTGCTGTTTTTCGATTTTATATGTGCCATAGGCGAGCTTGAGCCCGTCAAATATAGCTGAAAAAGTATCAACTGACATGTGTGCCCCCGTGAAGGATGAGGCGACAGGGGAAACACGACAACACCCTGCCGCCTCAACTGATTAGAACGGTACGTCGTCGGGGTTAACATCCCCGCCCGCGGACTCGTCCTGATGCTTCACAACGACATCTCCAGCAGCAATGCTGGCGGCAAAGTCCTTACCACGCTGGTAAGTTGCCATGTCTTCGATTGGGCCAACGCGGCTCATTTCCCAGCCGTGCCAGCTACCCTTGGAGTTCTCCTCGAGTTGCGTCTTCAGCAGGTAAACGTGGCTGAAGCGCGGCGGGGTGAACGGCCCGTTCTTACCCTGCACAGTCAGAGAGGAGATCATGCTGTTCCATTTACGCGACTTCTTGAGCTGCGTAGACTTCATGGCAACCAGCGCGGTCTCTACCTGACCGTCCTCGTGCAGCACGAGCACATAGTGCTGGTGCGTCTCTTCGATGTAGTCACCGGAACCGTCTTCGACATAGTCCTTGTTGTCCTCGGTAGACCGCTTGGTCTTCGGCATGGCCTCGCCCGGTGCGTAGACGGCCACAGGAGCGCCCGTTCCTTCGCCCAGAGGGGCCCAACGGATGAACCGACGCTGGTAGGCACACGGAACGACTCTAACGCCTTCCTTGCCCTTTAAAACAGCTCCAGTGACGGTATTGTAAATGTCACCTTTGCGAGCGTCTTCCAACACATCCAGTTCCTTGCTCATGCCGCCCAAAATTTTCAGAAACGGCAGGGCAAGATCTTCAGCGCCCATGTTCTCCAGACCCATTCCGGCGTCTGCCTCGAACATGGTTGGATCGAATTGCACTACTTCCGCAGATTTGGTTTCTGCAACCTCATTCTTTTTGCTAGCCATTATTTTTTCCTCCTAATGATGGCTCGTTGTCCTACATATGCACCGAAAAGCTCCATAGGGAAGTCGTCCCCGTTTTCCACGCGCTCCTTAACCCAAGCTCGTAGAGTAGACGAGTGCACAGACGTATCCTGCTCGGCAAGATAGCCACGCTCTTCCGCAATCGAACGGAACTGCTCAGCCTTTTCGTCTTCGCCCATGCCAAACGAGCATGAGACGGTATTCTTGACGATGTCGCCAAATCCGTTTTCACGAAGCCATTGATATGCTTTGGGACGGTTGTCTACGAGGATGGATGCCCCGTAGGTCTGCTTGACGGA